ATACCGTGGGATGTAGTAAAAATACCTGCATGGCTGGACGAAGAGGCAGCAGAACTGCTAGATCTACCCGTAGGTGGTAGCTATTTCCCTGAATGGAAGCCAGATAGTGTCTTACGTATAGACGAACACGAGATTAAGGCTAGTAATGGTAGCAGATACTGGAACTCCCTGTACATGCAAGACCCTACGCCAGAAGAAGGTGGGTTAATCAAGAAGAAATGGATACAAGAGTGGGAAGAAGAAGACCCACCTAGCTGTGAGTTCGTAATACAGACCTATGATACTGCTTTTTCCACCAGAACTACGGCTGACTTCAGTGTCATCCAGACATGGGGTATATTCTACGTCTATGATCAGGATGATAACGGATATGAGAACTATGTTGCCAACCTAATCCTGCTAGGTAACGTCAAAGGCCGCTTCGAGTACCCAGAACTACGCAAACTTGCACAGAAACTGTACGCTGAGAACAAACCTGACGTATGTATGGTGGAGAAGAAGGCTAGTGGGCAGTCACTNATACAAGATATGCGAAGAGCAGGACTACCAGTAATGGAATACAGTCCAGATAGAGATAAGGTATCCAGAGTTTACGCAGCATCCCCTATCATGGAAGCAGGTAGAGTGTGGATACCCAGTAACAAGAAGTGGTCAGAGGATCTCATAGAAGAATTAATACGATTTCCAAATGCGGCCCATGATGATCAGGTAGATGCTATGACAATGGCTGTACACTACATGAAGGAGTCGTGGCATCTAGAACATCCCGATGATCCTGAGTGGGAAGACGAGCCAAGACAGTCTGCAAAGACCTATTGGACGTTTTGATTTGCCATTATAAAAAAACTGTGGTATAATAACGTCAAAGAATTAATGGGGAAACTATGGCTGAATCTTTTGAAGATAAGTATAAATCAAATATTGATAAGATTACTGAAGCAGTTAAATTTGCAAGTGTATCTCGACCTGCAATGGTATCTAAAAGTAATATAAGCCCTGAAGAAAAAGAAAAAGAAGAGTTAGAAAAAGAAGAATACTTTCAAAAAGTTGATCAAGCAAAAAAGGATGCAAGGGGTGGGGCTAATCCTTATATGTTAGAAGTTCTTAATGTAATAGAAGGATCTAAGAATAATAAACTACAAGAAAATGCAAAACTTAATAACTGGATTAGTGATAAATTAGCTGAGTTTGCTACATATATAACAGTAAATGACACTCAAAATAAAAGCTCGTTAAAGGATAATACTAGTAACATTATTAGTAGTGCTAATGCTGCTCCAATAGGAGGTAGTGTATATAGTACAGAGAGTCCAATTAAACAAGCAATTACTAATACAATTCGTTCTTATCTGACTGATGATAAATGGATAGCTAATACTGCTAATAAGTATGCTGGAAGGGCTGGACGAAAAATATCTAATTATTATGCAGAGAAAGGTAAACTTCCTGCTTATGCTAAATTAGCCACAAGACAGTTTGTTCCTGAAGGAAAAGAAAGCTATCTAGATAAAGATACAGGAAAAGTTGAAACAAGAAGAACATACGAACCAATAACAGATGTAAATAGAGAAAAGTGGTTTGGTGATAACGAAGTAAAAGATATAGCAGGAATGCTAAGAGACAGAGATTCTAGATCACCTGTATTATTTGGAAAATATTCTCCGGGTGAAATAGATTCTGCAACCTTTGATAAAACTAATGATAGAGGAATTGATAATGCTTTAGGTATATTTAATTACGGACATTACGATGAAACTGGAAAGTTTCAATTAGGTATCCCTGACTTAGAAGGAAATTATACGGTAAGAGATAGATATGATTGGGGTAGAAAATATAACAGTGGTATTAATCAAATTAGCAGTCTTTTAGAAACAGCATTAACTAATCCAACAAACATAAATAGAAGTACAATAGAACCTTCAATGCAGGTATTTGGACCGCAATCAAGTAAAGGAGAAGGAAGAGATATAAACTTTACCGTTCCTACATATACAGATCCTATGTCTATAATGAATGTTATGTCTTCAAGACTAGGACCATATAGAGATCAAAGATTAGAAAATGAAGAAGGTAAGGAATCATTGTATTCTAATTATCTTGGCGTACTTAGTAATCAGCTAGCTCGTGTTCCAGATTTATATGAAAAAGGTAAAGTACCTGAAGTAGTAACTCCATTAGGACAAGGTGACTTACCAGGATTTGGTTGGCAGGAAGATGCCTTTATGGAAGGTATGCCTAGTGAAACTGAAGATCCTGGTTATTACGATGAAGACATAGATTTAAAAAGGGGAGGACAAGTTTCGCAAGGACTTGATAGTTTATATATGAATAAAAGAGATAGCAAACAGAAATTACATAACATGATGGGATTTCAATCACGTCAGTACGGTGGTGGTCTTGATGATGCCTACATGAATAGACGTAGTGCATTTGCTGCTCCTGATACTAACAGTGCTTTCTCCTCACCTATGAATCAGGGTGGTCTTCCTACGATCTATAGAGATGTTGGTGGTGGTGTTGGTGATNATTNTNCANCAGCAGCANNAGANTATGNNNANATGGCTGCTGAAGAAGAAGCTTCTTATTTTGGTGATGGATTAGGTGATGTTGGTGATGATGGTAGACTACCCGGTGGCTCACCTGCTACTGCTCCCCAAGGTGGGACTGTAGGAAGTGATGTTGACTTTAATACTTCGAGCTTTCCAACTGATCCTAATGCTGGAGTATTTGGAACACCATTACAAACTTTTGCACAAATAAAGGGTAGGCTTGATGGTAACAGACCAGAAGACGGCTATAATGAAGTTGAATATACATATCTTAATGATATAATGGCTAAGACGGGAATGCCTATAACTGAAGCTGAGAATTACTTAGCATCAATGATGGCTACTCCCGGTGGTATTGCTGCTATGGAGAAAGGATTTTATGGTGATTATACTGGTGGTGGTCCTGCTGGAACATTAGATAATTTTGCTAGAGGGTTAGGTGATAATTTAGGTGTGCAAGGAATTTTTGACAGAGATAAGAAAAATAAAGAAGAAGAAGACTTATTAAGAGATCAAGCTCAAGGAATAGAACCTTCTATATTTAATAGTATTAAGGATATAGTTAATAGATACTTTAAAGGTAATAAAGGTCTTGAAACTGAAAAAGGTAAACAAGAATTTAAAGACGCACTAAAAAGCGAAGGAGCTACTTTTGAGCCTATAGAAGAAAGTATGATGCAATCTGCTTTTGGAGTTGCTAATACTCTTGCAAATCCTATAAGTGGACTATCATCTGTGCTTGAGTTTATTACAGGAGCTACTCCTAAAGGAACTGTTATAAGTAAAGAAGGTGTTAGATTTGCATTAGATGCTACAGGAGCATTAACTCCTGAAGCATTCTTAATGAATCCAGAAGTCGATTATGGTAATAAAGCTACTTCAAAACAAAGAGGTAGACCAGTAGAAAAAAAGATTACTGAAACAGTGACTAAAGAAGAAGAAGAAAGTACTCCTAAAAAAAGTATTGATTCAGTAGCAATGAAAGCTAGTAATATTAATAAATTAAAATCATATATGAATTTAACAGGTAAAAATCTAAGTACTTCTAAGAAAGACTTAGCAATAACAGATATATCTATTACCGAAGAAGATTTTACATAGGATAGAACATGGCAACTGAGAAAAACCCATACGATATGATACCAAAAGAACTAAGTAATGTAGTTCCTATGGCAGCGGCATCAGAAGAAGAACTAAATGCTACCTTTGAAGTTGATCCTACAGATGGTGGAGTAATCGTAGACTTTTCAGAGGAAAAAGAGAATATACAAATGTCTCCTTCTGAAGCTATTGAACAGTGGTATGATAATTTAACTGATACTCTAGAACAAGAAGACCTAGATGAGATAGCTGATCAAGTTATAAATAGTTTTCAAGCCGATAAGGATTCCAGAGCAGAGTGGGAGTCTATGTTTGAACGTGGCTTTGATCTATTAGGTCTTAAGCTAGAGCCAGGAACAGATCCCTTTGATGGTGCATGTACAGCCGTACACCCATTGCTCATAGAGTCAGCAGTCAAGTTTCAATCTAAGGCTTCGGCAGAACTCTTTCCTGCTAGTGGTCCTGTTAAAGCTAACATCTTAGGTAAGGCTACACCTGAGAAAGAAGCACAAGCTAACAGAGTACAGAACTTTATGAACTATCAAGTAACTGAGCAGATGCCAGAATACTTTGATGAGTTTGAAAGAATGTTGTTCCATCTCCCCTTGATAGGTTCTGCATTTAAGAAGGTTTACTACAGTGCTACACTTAGACGGCCTGTATCCGAGTTCATTCCTATTGATCAGTTCTATGTATCTTACTATGCAACTGATCTACGGAATGCTGACAGATACACACATCTAATCTATCGTAGTCCTATTGACATGGAGAAGGATATTAGGGCTGGTGTCTACGATGACGTAGACTTACCAGAACCAAATGAAATTAATACTACAGGGTTTACACAGAAAATGGATACCATTATTGGTTTGTCTCCTTCTTCTGATAATG